GTTCAGGATTCTTGGCTAAGTCTTTGATGCATTGCTTTGGCATAACCCATTTTTCTTACATCTCCGTGAAACAGATATAATTCAAATGCAGATTTTTCTTTTAGAACAACAATGTGTTTTTTGGTTTAGTGATAGGGAGATTCGATAAATTGATCTAACCAAACTAGTATTTGTGGAGTTATACTAATTTCTTTTAATATTTCAACTTTATATGTTTTGATTTGAGAATAAGTTTCTACAAATTCTAGTCCTTGATCAGTGAGTCTTAGACCGCCACAGTCTTTACCTCTGACATTTTGCCACCAGGCACTGCGGAATTTTTTTATGATATTCTCGTCAAAAGATTGACCAGCAGCTTTGAGGAATACCGAAGTATAGGTATCCTTTAAATCCATTTAGTCTACTCGCTCTCCAGCATTTAACTTAAACACTGCAAAGTCTGTGGTCTTAAACAACTTGTTTAACTTTTTGGCCAAGTTTCTTGCGTGTCCTGGATTACTAAAACTGACCTTTTTGTATTTCGGGCCAGGATAACTGGATACCATACTACCACTTTTTAAGTTGAAAGGTTGTTCTTTGTAAAACACAGCCCAAATGGCATCGCTATCGAGAATTTGCTCAACTTTGTATGTTTCCTTGTTGGTGTATTCAAGAATAACTTTGGGTTTTGGTCTACTCATATCTATACGTGTAATAATAAAGCACGTATATATTTATACCTAACTGAAGTTGCCCCCATCAAATTTAACATTGATATTGGTAGTAGATTCACGTATTTCCGCCAGCATTGCGTGTATTTCCTGAACGGTTTTTCCTAATTTACTAGTCATTACTGCTAATTCTTGGGTAAGCTCTCTTGCTTCTTGAATTGTTAATCTTATATCTTTTTGCTGACCACGCTCTGCAACTGCTATGCGTTGAATAAGTTTTTCAACGCCTGGTAACGTATTTGGAATGTTATTTTGAGACATTAGCTAATACCTGTTTCATTTCAATTTCGGATTGAAACGGACCTTGATACTCATACCTTTGTAATGTTATCAATTTAGGGCAAAAACTTTTTACCCATCCTTTATCAAACCGTATCACATAAAAGCCTGCACAGTATAAACTCTTGCTATCGCCGCTTTTTGTAAACAACGGTAACTTTCTTTTTATATCATACATTGCATTGTGCGGCTCGGCACTTGTGGCATAACCGTGAACTTCGTTGGGTAATGCATCGTTGGCTTCTTTAATAATTTTAGCTACAAAGAAATTTTTACCAAATTGTCTAGTAAGGCTTTCTTTTGTGTCGTAGATTTTTACACCTAATTCATTGCTCATAACAAATCTATTATCTTCATTTTTTCTTAGAGTGGCGAACTTTTCACCATCTCGTTCAACAATCCAAAATTTATCTTTAATAATTGGCTTTGCTTGTATATCGGACATGTTATTCTCCCAGCAGTCAACAGTTTTTGATTGACACGTATCTTCATACGGACAAAGTTTTAATTTCATTTGAATACCTCGCATTCAGTGGCTCAGCATATGCCTGTGCCTGATCAGCAATCTTTTTAAGATCATAAAGATTACAAAATTTCATTAATCTAATTCCAACTTGACTGATATTTTTATTTGCACCTGTTGCTGTAGCAATTGTTTCTGTAATGATGTTTTTAATTTCTTCGGGCTGTGCAGAGAGATCAATTAAAATACGATTACGTTCGTAATCATCTAACACACGATGTTCTTTACCTTCGTGGTCGGACCAACGCTGAAGCATGAGATTGTTCCACGAGTAGCCTTTTGAGTCTCGGTCACCGTAGGCTTCACGGAGACCAACCTTATTCTTTGTGCCTTTTTCCCGTACTCCCGGATATGCAGAGAATACATTGTCTGAGGTATCGCCTCGCATACACTTCTCAAAGAGTAACCACTGAGGGTCCGGAATGGCTTTTGGCTCTTGAGTCTTTTTATCAATAACTCTCTTACCTTTTGCATCAAATATACCTTCATGTGTGATAGTAGTTTCCATAACACCGTTAAATTGTTTAACATTGGGTGCAATTAGTTGTACAAAATCTGTGTCTGTCGAAATGATCACGTGATTGTCGTTTGGATGACTCTGTATCCAGCCAGCAATAAGATCATCTGCTTCTAGGCGTGAATGTTGTAAGACTGTGCAATTTGTCTTTTCTGTCACAAATTCTTTAAAAGTATCAAAGGCTTCCCAAAACACTTTCTCTTCTTCTGCTTCTCGTTCTGTATGTGCTGCACGACTAGCAGCTCGTTGTGCTTTGTAAGGCTTGTAATGATCTTTACGCCAACTGCGTCCCTCTAAACAGAATACTACATGACTTCCACTAAAGTCTTGCCAGGCCTTTTTAATGCTGTTTAGTGTAATGTGAAAAGCCATGCCTAACTTAATGTCAGCATCACCGTTGATAACGTGTCTAGCACGAAAAAAAGTATTAGCAGTATCAACTAAAATATATGTCATAGATTCTTTTTTCTAACAGAGTTGATATCAATAACGCCAGTATTTACAGCGCCACCAAAATCACCATCAACTACTACATTAGCACACAGTTCACGGAACCAACGATCCACAATTTCTTCGTCTTTGTCACCGTCAAAACCATATCCCTCTTGCTTTAATTTTAACACAAAAAGCTCGTTCCAGTCAAGCTCAAAAAAGCCATTACGTATGTTATCTTTGTTGATGTGTGTATTAAGCACCCCTACCCACGGTTCTTTCAATTTGGTTGCTCGATCTTTTGGACTTAGTTTGGCAGTTTCTTCTGCTTCTACAGCACGTTCTGCAGATGCAACTGCGTCTTTAGCAATCTTTGTGGATTCTTCAGCCAACTGTACTGCTGCTGCTGTTTCGGCCTTGAGTTTATCAATGCCAAATAATTTTTCTACAAATCGTCTCATCAAGTACCCCACTCATTTTTAAATAACGGCACTTGTAATCTATCACTATAACGCCATCCACGTTTCATAGCTGCCAGTGCCACATTCTTTGCGTTGAGTGTATAAACACTTTCCACACCACCAACTGGCATTAGATAAACATGCCCGTTAAATCCAGCATTACGGAATGCACCCACAGCACATTCAGCATCTGAAATATCCTGCTCTGTTGCAACAACAAATTTAAGATAAACTGTTCCTACTTGTTCATACTCACACACAATTTCTGGACAGATAGCTTCCTCCCACTTCTCTCCACTTGCTGGAAGTTTAGCACTTACACTGAATGTAAGTTCTTTATTATCTGTCCATTCAATTAGATATTCTTTAAATTTAGGATCAAGTTTTTGAGTACCATTTGTTTCAAAAGTAATCTCTTGCAAGTCACGCATCTTAGGATGATCTAGTAGATCTGGATAAGCACGTTGCCACCCTAACAATGGTTCGCCGCCTGTAATAACTAAGTGTTCGTCAATCCAATGATCCTGCGGAAGCATTTCCATAATTCGATCTACAATAGCTTCGCTAGTAAGCATAGGCGACAAATCTTTAAAGCGTGGATCCCAACTAGCATAGCTGTCACAGCCTGTGCTAACAAGTGGCAAATCTTTATAATCCTTGTAAGGAATATTGTCGTGAGCAAAAGCAATAGTTTCAACTTCTGTACTTATTTCACCCCGCGGCATACCGAAGCCTGCACATTTAAAGTTACAGCCGAAGGTTCTAAGGAACACACTGGGCACCCCCATATATCTACCCTCGCCCTGTATAGAGTAGAAAAGTTCCGCTATTTTAATCTTGCTCATGCTCAACCCCACTTTTAAATATATTTGACCATTTTTTTAATTTGGCAATTTTGTTACCTGCTGCCGCAAGCACTTCCTCTTTATCTACTATATTATGATCAATACAAAGATCGATCATGGCCTGTAAATCTCCTAGTTCTTCTGCTAGATGTTGTCTGTTAGTAAGTGGCTTACCGGGTTTGACATTATCTAAACCGAATCGACTTATCTTGCTGATAGCAACAATTACTTCTGCACATTCCTCTTGAGTAATGTCTAGGATTTCTTTTTCTTTATTATTCATATTACTAGTATACACTCTTTTTGTCAAAGACCAAGAGCCATTTTGATTATCTTTCCAGTCTAATACATCACCTTCTTTCCAACCTGTTTCTTCGATCATATCTTCAGGGAATGGTA